TACCAGTTGTCAATGTCTTTATCATTGAATAGCACTAAGCAGCTATCCCCTGAACTTATAGGCATTGTTAAACGCCCATTTCCACCAGATAGAACCACACAAGGGCAATCTACTAATACTGGATACTGTTTAAGTTCTCCATTCATCATACGGAGCATTTTAATCTGTATTTCAGCTGTCTGGGTAGAAGGATTAAATGAAACTATCTCTCCTACCTGATGGCAGTTAATAGAGTACATTACATCTTCTTTATGAAGCTGTAAAACGCTTGCTAGTGTTGGCTCATTGGCCTGTTGTAAGTTATTTGCCATATCTATAAAATTACAGGAGTAGTAGAACAATATGCTAGACTTACTTTTGTCTTACAAGTCCCACTTTGTGCATCACTTATAACTCCTGTATGTTCTATTCCTACCACTCTATATGTCCCATTATAAATAGTTTCTGTCCCTGCTTTTACCTCTATTGCTTGACCTATCTGTAATCTAGGTTCAAACATCATTTCAAATGTTAAAAATGACTCTTGCCTTAACGGTGTCCCCATTAATCCGCAATTAGCATCAATTACTTTAATATTTCCTTCAAAAACTTCATTCGGTAATAAACAATGTAAAGTTTCCAAATCTATAAACCAATTTCCTTCACTGATATCCTGAAATGCTTGGATAGTAGGTACATCTAACGTATTAGAACGAGTTAAAGATACATTAAAGTTCCCTATCTTACCTTTCTCTATATGAGGCAAATCAGCTACTAAAGTATTAAGCATCTGTTTGTCTGTTGTCCCTTTGGCAAACTGTCTGCTAGAATATCCGTTTACATAAGCAAACCCACCATCTAAAGCGTGTATAGTAGTTTCGTAGTTTACTCCATTTCTTCTAGAATATGCATTTTGGATATTCCCTTTAAAAATCAAAGGCAATACTTGTTCATATTCCCACGCACGTTTTTTATCTATACGTGCAGCTCTAAGCCCTACATCTGGGTATCCAGCTCTAAGTTCTACCCGCTTGTAGTACATATTCTTATAGTTGTCAAGGAACACCTTTCTTCGAGTATCTTCTGCTAAATTAAGTACGGTTATCGTAGCTGTATTACAAGAAGAATTGATATCTCTTTTAATGTGGAAATGGATAGTCATTGGCATAGTTATCTGTACGAACTCATCAGAGTCGTGAGAAACTTGTACTGTCAAATAATAACTACGTAGCCATTTCTGCATTAATAATCGTTATCCCTTAATTCGCTTTGCATTTGAGCAATATCACTTACTTCTTCTTTGCTTAAGATACTCAATTTCGCTCTACCTACTAAAAAATCTTCAATCAGCATAGGGTCTTGCGCATCCTGGCACTGACAAATAATCCCAAAAGGAAGTTTGTTTCGCCACTGATTTAATAAATTAGTATTCGTTGTTACACGTAAGTTATGCACTTTAAAATTCAAATTGTCATAAGTTACGTCTAAAAACCAACCTAACTGTGTGGGTTTATAAGTTAACTCCAATATAACACGAGAACTATCACTAGCTAATAGAATAGTGTGTTTCTGTTTCCCGTCATTTGAAATAGTATCTAATGTCTGCATTACTTATTCCCCCAAAGAATGTTAGTGGCCCAATCTTTGCCTTCTTTTAACGTGGAAACTAACGGCATCTTAATACCTTTGTCTACTTGTGGGCTTAATGTTTGTTTTGTTATTTCAGCTAGTTTAGCTGGGTCGTTATATTCCCACATCTGTCCAGCAATACGAATTTGCTTAAAAGTAACGCTAAACTCACTAATATATGAGCTATCTTCTTCTTGTCTTGCCCGTAATGCCTGAATAGCCATATTGTTATAAACTCCAAAAGGAGTATATACTGTATATGTACCACGCTGTTGCCATAAGTCATAAAATTGAGCGAATACTTTCTGTTGATTAGGAACTTCTTTTGGTACTTCTACACCATCCTTAAGAGCTTCTATGCGATTATAGCCCGTTTTAACCGTTCTATTGGCTTTTTCATATATCCCATATACCTCTTGAGTTCTGTTCAAGATATATTGAGTTTGGGTGGTTAGTTTCGGCATAAATGCACTTATCCCAGATAACTGGTCTGGGACTTTGCTTAATTCTTCAGGAAAAACCTCTGGTAATTTATTCGTAAGCTCTCCAACATAACCAGTTAAGGTAATAGTCATAGGTTTCAGACCGATATGGTCTTGCATTGTCTTATTATCTTCTACCCAGTTGTCTGTGATATCACTTTCTAGAGAAACTTCTTCTTCCCCACGGGTATCAAATAAATAGACCTGACTTTCTATTTTTTCTGGAGCGACAACAAACATCTCACCTGCTGTAGATGCTAAATCTACTAAGTTAGTAAGACTATTAAATGGCTTTATAGCTGGATTATTAAGTATTTTGTCTAGTTGTAAAGCCATATTAATCTATCGCCATCGCAGGGCGAACTCCTCCCAAATTGTTATAGTTAGTACCACCACCATTACCACCTAAAGACCGATTAAATGTAGCTTGAGCAGCATTTAATTGTTCTTTTTCTACAGCAGCTGATATCTGCCCGTCTTTTACTGTATCACCTGTACTTGCAAAATAGTTATTTACATTTACAGTAGCACTACCTGGACCCCATAAAGGAGTTTTTAACCAATTAGCAAAACTATCAATATCTTCAAAGATGCTTTTTCCAGCACGAGCAGCTTTACCAGGGAGCTTAACCAGATAATCTTCTATTTCTGGATGTTTATCTAAAAATTCACCTACTTCCCTAAAAGCGCCACCGATACCTTTTACTAGTTCTAAACATGTAAGAAATAGTTCTTTTAATCCTATCCAAAATGTTTTTAACCGTTCACTCTGTTTGCACCAAGCTACGATTTCACCTGTTACACTATCACCACCTTGGAAATATACCCAGATATCTTCAAGAATTAAAGCAATAGCTCCCAAAACAAGTAACCAAGGTGCAAATACTGCCGCTAAAGCTACGCCAAGGGCAATCACAGCATACTTTAGATTTTCATTAGCAGAGATTAGGTCTTTAGCTCTTGTTAGAAGTTCTAGAAACCCTTTAGAGGCATTAAGTAGAATTCTAACAAACCGAGTTTGTAAAGAAGCACTTATAACTTGTAATTTAGCACCAATTTGTTTAAGATAGAACCAAAACTTATTCCATTCTTGGTTTAATTTAACCAGTGCATTCTTTTCTTTATTGGTCAATATAAGCTGTTTATCCATTTGTTCAGTAGTACCACGCATCAAAGCATAATACATACTATCGCTTAACCCAGCCCGCATAGCAAGGGCGTGAGCTTCGCCTGGATTTGTAGCTTGTAACCGACGTAAAGCATAACCTATTTGATTTAACTGTGTTACAGGGTCTTGGTTGGGATTTAAGCCAAAACGGCTATAGATAGGGTCCCATCCATATCCTAAACGAGCCATCGAATTAGCGTGTTGGAGCTTTTGAATAGCAGAGCCAAGTTCGTTCATACTAACACCAGCCGCACTAGCTTGGAAAGCCATACGCTGTAGCTGTTCAGCAGATAGACCTGTATTAATTTGGTAAGCATCTAAACTGACAGCAATTTCACGAGCTGCCGCAGAAATCTTATATAATTCTTGTAAAGCTGCCCCTAACCCTAAACGCATATCTTTAATACCTGCGCTTAAGTTACGGATGTCCTTAATAGCTTTATCGCCACCTTTAAGTAAAATCTCTGCAAAAAACTCAGCTACTTTCATTTTTTGTTAAGCTCCATATAAGTCGCTTGATAGTCGTTTAAAAACTTTTCGTATGCCAGAGCTTGTAATACTTCCCTACTGTTCATACGCTTTACTACTTCTATATTGCCATAGCCCGCTTTTACAAGTTTTAAAATAATTGTAAACGAGTTATTAGATACATTTACTTTTGGTTCGGTACTACTTGGTTTACTAGCCCCGATAACTTGGAAATAAGGCTTTTCGTAAAAGGGGTCAAGTTAAACTTGACGACCTCCCAGCATACCGCCAAATAGTCTTGTCTTGCTTCTATGTTGTCAAATACATCCCAGCTAGTAATGCGTTGCTTATTATATATACACCGTTTCATACAAGCTAAAATAGCATCCTTCATAGCTTGACTGGTTAAACAGCTTAAAAACGCATCTTTTAAGCTATTTATGTTTGATGTTAAGTCCGATACATCCGCTTGACCATCTATTTTCACAGACTTTAAGCATTCAGCTGTTGCTGTGAATAATCGTTCCCCTTCCATAAATGGGGCGAGGGTCATTTCTAACTCCGCCCCACTGGGAAGGGACACTTTTGTTTGGTTCCCAATATCTGTCATAGTGTCCCTCACTTATGAGATTAACCTAATGTACGGCTGTTATTGCCGAAATGGATAGTATAAACCGCTACAGATTGGTCCGTATCCCCTTCGGCGTTAGATTTTACTTCTACGTTTCTAGTAAATACACCGCCAGTTACCAAATAAGTATCTGTCGTGATATTACCTTGACCATCACCTACACGTTTTACAAGTTCACCTTCTAGCGTTACAAAGCCCGAAAAATCGTTCTTTTGTTCAGCCAAGATGTTCTGTAAGAACTTGTCATCACTAGAACCCCGTAATACACGAATTACTAGTTCAGCTTGACGACCCGTTTCGTTTAAAGCATAGATAGTGTTCCCGTCTTTACCCGTTTTTAAAGCGGCAATATCGTTCGGGAAAGTCAACGAAGCATAATCACCATCAGCAAAGTCAGCAAATACTCTATCACGCAATTTTAAGGTATCATTACCCGTTAAAGATAAACTTAATGCCATTTCTTATTCTCCTTAAGCATTGATATAGACAATCACATTGGAGCTATGAATAGCCCCCGCTTCTTTTACTGCGATTTGCACCACAGGAGCTTTGCGAGCTTCACGTTCCGTTTGAGCTTGTTGATTTACGGGCAAGGAATAGATATAATATCCAACTTCTTCAATGTTACGAAGCATAGCTTCCACATCTCCGAAACGGTCTGCACTATTCCAAGCACCAGGTGCTAGATATCCATTACGGATACCACGTTCACATACTAAACGATAAGCACCTTTCAAAATCGTCATACCAGGTTCCGTTTGAGGTACTTTTGTAGATACTTTAGCTAAAGCGTTAAAACCAGCCACTTCCAAAGCGCCCAAGAACCAGCAACGGTTGTAAACTTGGTCAAAGAACCCATTTGTACCGCTCGTAAAGGTTTTGGCTACGCCAGCAATATTTACATACGCATCAGCCCCACAATCTTGACACAAGTTTAATTGAGTTTGGGTCATAGTAGGGTCAGCAGTGATGCCTACAAGGTCTTTTAGATGCATAGTCTGGGTGGTGTTAGAAGCCTCGAATTGAGTGCTCAAAGCCCGCCCAGCATAAGCAGCAGCCATTACTTTAGCAGGTTCGGTCGTATCCGATAAATAAGCTAAACAGCGGGTTTTATCATATTTGGCTTCAGCAATATCGTGAAAAGAACCAGTAGCAGCAATATCAGCAGCATTGTTAGACACTACAAACATCATTTTGTTCATAGTCTGTACTACAGCAGCTGCATCAGATACTTCACTTGCATCATAGTCTTTAGTAGAAAGGATACCGAAGTATTGAACCAGACTAGCAGTACGATTAATGGCATCTGCTAAGGTTTCAAAACCAGAACCGCTTTCATATCCTAAAGGAATGATTACTAAATAGCCATCACCATTCAAGATGTTCGGGGTTTGTGCAAACACCGATAAAGCCATTTTGTAAGTGGTTGAGGTAGTACCGAAATCAGTACCGACTTCTTTAGGGGCTTTGTAAATCTTATAGCCCAAATCGCCAAAAGTATCACCAGCTGTTTCGGAGGTGAAAATGGCGAGGTTGTTCACATTATACTCGCCTAGGCCAGTTTGGGCCGCTGACAAGCTAATGGTTACTACATTGGTAATATCTAATTGATTAGACACTATTATGCCTCCGTTATAACTTCTTTGCTAAAAGTATCAAAATAATCAATACTCTTAGTCATTTCACTCATATAAGTTACATTGAAGGAAATGCTGTATCTATTCAATTCAGCAACCCCTTCCACCTCACTAGTGTTTGTAACTTGAAAACTGTTTCGGGCTATTTGAAACCCATTTGCTTCTTGTATTTGTTGGCTATATGTGCTATTTAAGGCCATTATAACTTGGTCTTTAGCATCTCTGGCTTGTGAACTTCTAGATAAAATATCCACAGAAAACATAGCTAAATTATGTACACTTTGATATTCCATTAAACCAGTTGTAGTAGAATATTCTTTGCGTACATTACCAATAATCCTTTGCCCATCATAGCGAACTACATAATAAACACCGAAATCGTTAGGGATATCCCGTTTTTGATTATAAATCCAGATTTGCTCATTAGTGAGAGCTAGTTGAGTTTGTAAAATTTTACAAATTTGTTTGATAGGTTCAGCCATTAGCTTTCGCTCCCACCCGTTTCATATGCTTGGCAGATATGGAATTCTAAATATCCATACTCTGTCCAATCCCATTTCTGCATTACTCTATACTTGGTATTACCAAATACAATAATGTCATCTACTTTTAATGGGACATTCGGCAAGCAGTGCATTGTTTCCCATTTCCAAGCCCGTTGTCCTTCAGGTTTAATAGCAAGCTGTTGGGCTGTCATAGGTTGCCTTACCCCTTGCGTACTTACCTCTATGATGACTTCTTCTATTTCATAATTTACTAAAGACTTTGTAATAATTTCAAATTTCATTGGCTGGAACCATCCAGGCAAGACTTCTCCTACCTGTGGTAAACCAGTAAAATTTAATCCTTTATCTTTAGCATTAATTATCATATCTTTTCAGCTTTACTTGTTATACTTCGTCTTAGTTCGCCTGTATCAATTAAAGGGCTATCTGACCCTTTTCCTTTTATAGTAGAAGGGGCGTTTGGTTTCCATTTCCCAAATCCTCTAGTAGCAAACGCTTGTTGTACTACTTCCTCTCCTACAATACCTACCTTTCTGGCTAAATCAAACAAAGTACCATTCTTTACAGCTTCATCTATGGCCTGTTGGCTAAACGCTTTCTTTTTAAGCAAATAGTCAGCCAAGTATAACCTTAAAGGCATTTCCAAAAAGCTTCGTGGCGGTATCTTTTTAGTATAACTACCAAATTCATTTATAAAACCTATCTGGGCATTAGTAAGAGAGCTTTTATTATGGTTTTTTTGAGCATTACTGCCCATTATTCCCACTTTAATACTAAATTGGCTACCTAATGCCTTGGTGAGCTTATCTAGCCCTTTTAGGTTTACTCTTATATTATTAGTCATACACGCCTCCTATGGGTGTGTAATGCCTTTTACTGCCGCTACGTTCCCTACTAACATAGGGATAATTAAACTTAAATATTTTAATCCATACTTGGTTTGTGATAAAAGCGAATAGATAGGATGTTCAGTTACCCAACTAGGGATTGTATAACCTACAGAGACACTCCCAACACTTTTATTAGTCATTAATCCTTCATATTTGCCGTTGATACCTTGGGAGCTGTTTTGTAAATCAATTACCAAGTAATGTGCTGCCAAATAAAGAAAACCTAGTTTCTTATCATTATAAGTTTCAAAGAGCGAGGGATTAAAATTCATACTAGCTTCTACAAATGCTTTTTGTATATCTGTAGAAGTAACCCCTGTTAAATCTCCATCTTTGGAATAAGGGAAGTCCCGTGAAAACCAACCACGAAAATCGTCAACGGTTATCGGATATAATTTATCACAAAACATTCCCTTACTCCTAGAATAGATTTATTTGGCCTTACGTTTGTAAGTCCGTTTCTTTTTGGGGGCTTCTTCCTTTACAGGTTCAGCCTCGTGTTGTACTTCGGTTACTACTTTTGGTTCTTCTACTTTTACTTTCTCAGGTTCAATAACCTTAATTTCTTTCGGATAGGCCCGAGATAGCATTGAAGCAGTATCACTATCCACAGTAATTGTACCGCCAGGATTTAACATCCCTTCTTTAAGTACAAAACCACGTTGTCCCATATTTACTAGAATTGCCATAATCGTGTCCTCTTTGTCCTCTTTAACAATTAGCTAGCAGACGGGGTGAAGTCAAAGTACAAGACTTCTTTGGGTCTGAATACTTTAACACCCGTGAATTGACCGTAAGCGGCGTTTTCCCAATGGAAACCGTTGATGCTGTTAGCCAACGTAGCAGTATAGTCAACAGGGATGTTCATAGCCAAGCTATCAGCATCTTTGTGTAATAACACATAGCGTTGTACCAACAGACCGCTTTGTTGCATATCAGCATATGCCAATTTCTTAATAGCAACTTCAGTACCGACAATCTCACGGAACGCTTTTTTCAAGTATTCCAATTTAGACATAATCGGGAAGTTCGGGTCAACCGCAGAGGCCAAGCCGTTGTAATCGCTTTCGGGGATGATGAACATATCGGGTTCAGCAGTATAGTTGCTGTTAGCACGATAGGCCGCATAGATGCTACCCACGAAGGCTTGGTATTCAGCCGCGCTCATAGCAGTAATCGGTTTGGTAATGGTGGTTACATCAGAGGTTACACCATCTTGATTTAACAACCCTTTAGCACCCACAGAGGCAACACCCAAGAAAGCCGCTTTCTGGATACCGAGGTCCCAGTTGGTTTTGCGGGCTTTTTCTTTTTCGGTAATCAAGTCCCAGTTACCAGTTTTGGCGGCTTGTTGCACTTCAAACAAGTTCCAAGAAAGGCCTTTGGCCCAGTTGATTACAGGTATTTGCACGCCTTCTACACCAGCATCAGCTTGAGCAAGTTGAGCATTATGAGTAGAGGTATGAATCAAACCTTGTTCAAAATCACCGCCCATATTGAAGGAAGTGTATTTCAAAAGGTTCGTAGAGAAAGCACCTTCACCAACCACTACAGGCATATAATCAGCAGGAGCAATACGATAGAATTTTTGCTCGGCAACAGATTTGATAGCCGTGGTTAAAGTGGTAATCGGGATATCAATCCCCATAGCATTAAGAAGTTCTTTATGCTGTAATTCCAAAGCACGGGCCAC